AGCATCTCCCTGATCGAAAATAGAGTTAGGGCTTAAAGCTCCTATCCATTTCGACCGCTCCACATACCTATTCTTGTGCTACAAGATCGGACCATCGAACGGTGGTTCCGTCTTTAAGTGTAACAACAAGGTATGATTTATAAACACCGCAACCCCTTACTGTGTCTTTACATCGTCTTCCTGACGCAATATACATAAGTATTTTTGCCCATTCCGACGATTTCAGACTTGTAGGTGCGCGCCCGTCATCTTCCCACTGGTAAGCATAATGCATGGAAGCATCACGCGGATCCAATTGGTACCGATGACAATAACGCCGGATAAACGATTTCGCTCTACGATTAATAGGTAATCCGTCTTTCCTGTATTGGAAACGACTTTTTACCATATAATCATCAAGCTTGAAAGAATATCCGTGCAGCTCCTTATGTCGACGCCAAAACCCATCAGCCTTGATGGGGTTCTCTGCATACAAGGTAGCAGGCATCAACCTGTAAACTTGCAAAAATAATGGAACAAAGCTCGGATAAATGCTGGANAATCTATTTAACTTATTAGTTAAAGTTATAAGATTTCCAACACTAGTTGGGTATTCGATGTCATAAGACTCGATATATCCTTCCTCATCATTATAATGAGCTCCACAGCTTTCTCGGTATTTCGAGTTTATGTGCGTTTTATTCACATTCACAAGAAATCCACCATTTTGCAGGTCAGCTATGACTTGTGGTGCAACGCTATTAGGGACAATAATATCATCCCCGAAGACGCTGCTATCCTTATCATTAGCTTGACAAAGGGCGTATAAGAGTAGGCTCATCAATTCAAAAGTAAAACCATTCCCCATACTCGAAATTTTATTCAACCAATAAAATTGGTCGTCTAAACCGAGGGTCATTGCTGACCGCGCGCTCATAATAAAATTAAAAACGCGATTAGGGAGTAAGTATTTAACTAAACGAATTGATATGCGATCACTCGCATTTTTAAGATCGATCGTAGCATATTTTGATTTGCTAATTAGGACTCTGTGCTTCTCAGCAACAAAGTCTAGATCGATTCCGAAAGTTTTTAAACATTCTCGGATACCCAAACCTATACGTCTCTGCGTAAGGATATTAGCTAAAGGTTCTGGACACACAGGCCTATCTTCGTCGTTGTTTTTACGAACGGTAGTAAACCTGTTACCATGAACCAGTTCGGTAACCAACCAGAGTTTGAAACCAAATATGTGTCGTCTAAAGTTGGGTACATTCTTGTACCTTTCCCAAAGAGACCTATCTAGTTTCTTCTGGTCAATACCTTTCTTAGCTAATAGTTCAGCATAGCGACGTCTCGTTGCGACTTTGAGAGCTCTATGGGAGAACACAGTGTTCAACCATAGATCAAAGTTATCATGGGTACAGGTCCAAACCGATTTGCTAAGTTTTGATTCAACTGAATTAAAACCGCGTGTCGGAACGAACTCTGATCCGTTGGTAAAACTAACGGGCCCAAGATGAAAATCTTTTAAGATCTCATGCAACAAGAGTCTCGCTTTTGCCCAATTGGGATTAAATAGACCGGAAAGAGTCCTCAAGCTTTCGTCAGACTCATACCAAGTTACCCACGCTTTTTGGCGACGGGCTTCATTGGTTTTGGTGTCTGGTCGTTCAAGCTTTTTGAAGAATCGCTTTTGAGCAAATTCTTCACTATTCGTCCCAGCTTTACAAAACTGGTTAGAAAGGAGAACGTCACCCACAGCATTGATTGTGCCTTGGAGATCCATGTGGTTCCTTTATCAATATCCATAGTCTACCTGCTTAAACTGCAGGCACTACGGGTGCTGAAGTTGGATTGAAACCCGCAAAAACATTCTGCGAGTACCACGTGTTAATCTGAGCAGCTAATGCTGCTAATATAACACCTTTCCGGGATGCTGAAGCATCTGCACCGCTTACGCGTATGCGAACAGAGACGGCATCGTTGGCGTTTACACCACTCCCGACAGTTACAGCGTTGTTATCATTATAGATAATTTCCGTCTGAACATTGTCGACTTGGACCGCATTTAGGGTCTTCTTGGAGCGGGTGGTTCGAAATCGGACTGTGAAGTCCGGCTTAGAGGCATCGGCGTAAACAACACCGGTGTTTTCATCTCTAAGTTTTGCTAATGTACTCATCTAGAGTACTCCTTTTAGATTGACAAGACAAGAAGAAGTTCCTCTTATTAGAACCAATTCTTGAAACGTCTTAGTTGATTGAAGGATAAGGCAAAACCATCCAAGGTCCTTTTCCAATTAATGGAAGGGTCTAAGATTGGACGCATGTTGCCAACACGAGAAAATAGAGTACGCTCATAGGAATCAGTAATTACATTCCTAAGGAGGCCATTCACACCAACATTAAAAGTTAAGTTGGGATGAGGAGGCAAAGTGGGCCAGCAAGTGGTCATTGAAGTACCATTTCCTACCCAGTTAGCGCTCAACGTATCCGTAAAATTTGAAATCATACGGAACGACTCGACTATTCTCGTTCGAATTGATGAGCAAGCTCCACAATGATCCGCAAAACTAGCGGAAAATTGCTGAGTAATATAGTCACCAACACCGATAAACCAGTCAAGAACGAAGGAGTAAGGAATTAACTCCCAAGCTGTTGACAACGGGTTGACGCCTATTTTAGCCATCATTGCCATGGTATTAGAGGAATAGATACAGGTAACCTGTGAACGAACTATCACCTCTCCAGTCACCTCACGCTTAATATAAGTTTGAGGTAAACTTTCAAAGCTATACGTACGAGGATGTATTATTCTCCTCGCACGATCGTTCAAAAGCCACGTACTCGAAACCGCCTTTTTAATGTCATTGAAAGACATTATAGAGGTCCCGAGTGTGTACCTGTACGCGAGCCAGGCGGCACCGATCTTCCGAAAAGCCTTCGATGTGCTTTTAAGAAGACTACGGGGCGCCAATCGACTTGCTCCACGGATATCACTTTTTGAAAATCCGTTGAACAATTTTCGATAAGCATCGCCAGCAGATTTACTAGCAGAACTAAACTCTCCGAGCATACCTTTCGCTTGGAAAGCATCTGTTAACGCGTCATAATCTCTAAAAGAGTTATTAGACGCTTCCATCTGCGCTTGTCCTACTGCGGCTAGTACGTCGCCGTATAGAAGATCAGAGAAAGTATAAGTTGGGAATCCAAATTCCTGACACTTTCCGAGATCATATACGTCATTCCAACTGTTATAGGTCTCTTGTGCTGCCTTGTTTTCACAAGTTAGCGTACAAGATGCACCATTCCAGACGGATTTATACTTACCACACAACCTACGATAAAGCTCTGTTTTACGGGGCACAGAAACAGTAAAGTTCTGTGTTGTTACCCGACCTTTAGTAAGTGGAGTCATAACGACTACTTTACCGAAAAGTTTAGACCAGGCCGTTGTATCATTTTTGGCCTTCGAAAACTTAAGGTCACTGAATGGAACAATGGAGCGTTCAATACCAGAGATAAGACTGCCTTGTAAGGCATTCTCTGATTTGTTCGGTCCAGGGCCACCACAGTGTTCTTGCCAAGGTTGGGTCCCGTCCCAAGCTGCTAAGCTTCGGGGAGAGACCGACGTTTTGTCGATGTAGGTTGTCATAACATGTCCTCATTGAGGATACTATTCCTGTTCAGGAATAGTATAGTGAGTACACCTAACACAGGTGTCGATAAAATCCATTCGCGCGCTAAAAGAGATATATAACAGCATCTTCCCTATGTTGTTTTTCAAACACACGTTAGGAAGATACAAAAGCCCTCCCTACCATACGTTTCTTGAACGTACGTGAAGGGAGGAGCAGTATTGTCTGCGCAGGCCCCACCTTAATCTTCGTGTGGGGCCGCGTCGTGACGATATTATATACCTGCTGACCTCGGGTCGACGATACACACCTAACACAGGTGAGCTCATTCGAGTGTTATCCTTATTCAGCAATCGCGATAATGGTAAAAGAGCGGTTAATCCGCCACCCGTTTTAAGGGTGAAGGGAGGGATACCCAACTAGGGGATC